CGTTTACCGTTGTGGAATAAGTCTTCTTCTGATACTACCCTGAATTTCAACCTGTTCTGTTTGGCGTATGCAGTCGCGGCCTCCCACTTGGCATGATTGATAATTACCTGTTTTTTCTTGGCCATACTTTTACCAGCGGCTTCCATTGTTGTCTGAGAGGCAGGTTTTACTTCAACCATCTCGGCATGTTTCTTGCTGTTCTTATCATTGTACACAATAAAGAAATCCGGTACGTAGATAGTGTGCTTACCCGTGAACGGATGCCTGTAAGGAATCTTTATGCTCTCGCTGGCCCACTTGTACACGTTAGGATGTTCATCACACAATCTCATGAAAGCGTGTTCCCAACTTGACCTATAGGTAGGAGTTTTTAATCCAACATATTTCTCGGTATTCTTAGGATAGAATTTTCCTCTGGCGAATCTTGGTAGCATTAGTCTATGATGTTTCTAGATACTGTCTCTTTTGTGGTCAATGCTTGTCTAACACCTAGTCTGCTTGACTTGTATCTGTTGGCATTTAATATTATTGTGATTATCTCGGATAGTTGTACCTCATTGGCCTGTCCTAGTTTGTCCAGTAGTTCCTGTGGATTAATGTTGTCTATCTTTGCCTGCGAAAGTATTACATATGCAGTTGACTCTGCAGAGCTTCTCTTGAATCCACGTTTAACAAAGAACCCAATAGCGGCATCATATTCGCCTACATTAAATTGATATTCTGTTTGATACTGTGTGGTTGTTAATTTTTCTATAGTGGTATCTAGATTATCTTTTTCTTTAGGTGGTAAGTTGGTATAAAATTCTGTCATTATAGTGCCGCTTTCTCTGTTGCAACTGCAACATCTTGTGTTGTTCTGTTTATTTTTAAATATCCTTCTGTTACGAGTTTTCTTACATCTGTGAATACCTTACTAGTGTATACATTCTTAACGCTATCAATACTAGCTTCGTATTCTATATCGGATTCAGCAACAGTAAGTCCTTTTCTACTTCCTATGTCCTTGTAGTATATTCCTGAGGCAACCTGATCACGTGCTTCTGTGTTGTTTGTTACAAGATTGTAAGATTCGTCGGCACCTAGATAATTTACTGTGTCCTGCGTGGGATTGGTGATCACTGTATTACTGCCTGACGTTCCTTTAGCTGTGGCAATAGTAGTACCTAAAGCAAGAACAGACCCAACAGCGAATGCCGCCACAGGATTTGTAATTGTTCCGGCCTGTTTGCCAAAATCTTTTACAACATCTTTGGCCACTCCCTTGAGTTCTTCTTTTACTCCACTCTTCTTAATTTTTTTAGCATTGTTGTATGTGTTTGAAGCACCTAATATTGCACCCAGGATGTTTCCTGATTGTACGTTTCTAATAACGGATCCAATTCCATCAACGACACCGCCCGGTCCAAAAATACTATTTGTTCCGCCACCTAACACTGTTAATGGTGAAGGTTCATTGTCATAGTGTAGTGTTGCAAACCCTGGTATGCCGTCACCTCTCTGACCACCTTGACGTCTGATTATTCCTGAACTGTACCGCACTGTTTCGTACAGTACCTGCATCTGATTCTGTAATACTCCCGCACCGTCTGCCTGGTCCATGTTATCATGACTGAAAGAACCTATCACAGGGTTCACTAGTCTGAATGATGTGAATCTCTGATTATGCAATACGTAAATTCTTATGTTTCTTATGAAGGGTTTCTTACGTTGCTTGGGAGTGTCTAGACCCCACTTGGTGTATGTTCTTTCAGCATCGTAGTAATCGTCCTTGCTAGTTTCTTGTATAGTATCGGTCAGTTGTACAGCATCAGCAACTTCATACTCGTAATATTTTTTCCAAAATGCATTTACTGTATTGGCATGATCATCATGGAACGTTATGTTTATTGGTTCGTACACTACTCTTGTGTTGGTATACATTTTTTTATTGTACTGAACTTTCTCTTCGTAGTTCATATTATATTTGGGGAGATCCACTGCCTTGACTAGCATGTTTAACTCTTGTCTTTCAGCTTCTGTGAAAGAATTCATGCTGATGCTATCGTCTAGATCAAAAACAACATGATAAAGGAATTTGTGTTTTGGTGCCAGCTTGTGATGATCGTCAATGTACAGTCTAGAGGCATGTTGGTAATCCTTCATTCCCGGAAGACCGTCTTGTATACCTTTTAAGAAGTTATTAATACTTGGCATACTGTTATTTATAGTCACAAAAAAAGCGCCTATAAAGACGCTTTCAATGTATTAAATGCTAAGTCTAATTTTGTATTATTGTCCACCACCTGTTGAAAGTGTACCAATTGTTCTAGCTACTGCTGTTCCAATTCCTGTACCTGTAGGTGTCTGTATCGCATTGTCGTATCTTATCGATAATGTGATTGTTGCTGGTTCTGATGTTGCATAGTTAAGTGTGTTGTAGTTAACATTCTCAACATAAGCACCGTAAAGTTCCCATGTTTCTAGAATGTTCGGAGCACTTGCTCCATTACCACCGTCTAGCATTTCAATTCTACCTGTGAATTTATAATCAATACCTGATGCCGCACTTGACTGTTCAAAGAAATCAAACTGTTTCTGGATCTGTTCTCCAACTAGTTTGCTTACTGAATTGTTAACGTCATCTCTTAAATTAATTGTGATCGGTTCCCAAGTATGTTTACCTGCAACATAAACTTTAGAGTTGTAAACATCTAATGTTATGTTGTCAAAAGTCAAGCTGGGTCTTGTTATGTCCATTACTTGTTTTGTTAGTTCTGATCTTGGTGTTGATACTCCAAAATTTTCCAGGACTGCTCTAAAACGATACTGAAGTTTTGGCATCAACAAACCTTGTGATGCTGAGCTTTGATCGTTTGCTAAAGGTACTGTAAATTTTGATAATGTTGATATTGCCATATATTCTCCTTTTTATCGAAAATTAGTTGCCTAATTTTGCAATTTCTCCTGTGTTTTTGATTCTCAACGGTATGTAAATAAATTCAACTGACTTGATCGGCTCAATTGCTATGTCTACGTACAGTTCATTTCTGTCTATCCTAGTTGGCGTGTTGTTTGATTCATCACAAACTACCAAGAAGTCAAATAAACCTCTCTGACCAACTAGTTCTAACAAGAATGATTCGATCGCTCCTCTGATCTCGTTTCTTGTCAACCCATCATTTGGTTCAAAGATAAACGGTTTTGCGATTGAATCTAACTGTGTTCTCAAGTAGACTGCCAATCTCGCAACGTTTATTCTATCTAATGATGAACTTGCTGATGTTTTAGTCAAGTTACCAAAGTTAACAATCCCTGCTCCTGCAAAGAATGTAATTGGGTTAATCTTAACTTCATGCATTGAATCTCTCACCGACTCCGTTACAGATATTGTTTGGAACTCTCCAGACGCTGTGTCAATGTAACCAACTGCTGTTGCATTGTCAATGATTCCACGTCTAGTTCCTGATGGTGCGAACCATGGGAAAGCAACGCTATCATTGGTAGCCAGTGTTCTCATCATCATGTGTGATGCTGGAACTACAATTGACTTGCCTGTATTGTCTGTTGTTAGTCCTGATGGGTAAAATAAGCCTAGATATTCACTCGCACTTACTAATCCGTCTTCGCCATTGTCTAACGCTACTGCTGTGTTGTTAGCCCAGTCCTGGATTTTAGTTGCTGTGCCTTCCAATCTTAGTGGTGTGTCACCAACAACAAATGCTGTGTTGTTTTTATCAGTGTTTAGGTTAATCATGTTTTGGATCAACTCAGGATAACCAGGTACAGCGATTACATTGTAACCTCTTTGGTCTTCTCTAATTGCTTGGTTAGTATCGATCTCTGATTTCAATTGTGCTACAACTACTGTTCTCTGTGCTTTCCTTCCGAAAGATCCAGAACCATCTGCGTTGTTGCTTGATTTAGTAACCCATCTGTCTGGGTAGTAAGTTGAAACAGATTCGTTGCTGAATCTGATGTTACCCAATCCACTTGATCCAGAACCTGGATATGCAGTTGTTGTGATGTAACTGTTTTTGTATTCCTTAACATTGTAACCAGAACGTCTAGTGTTGTAAAGCAATATTCCATTTGGAAATAAAGCTGGATCTGGAGCATCTGGATCTAGGAAGTCGTTACTCAAC